CTTCCATTTTATTAAATATTATAAGTTTCTTATATATATATATTATAAAAATAACTAATATTTACTAGATTGCCTTAAATATCCATAATAATAAAAATATAGTTATTGGATAACTTAATCTTAATAATAGTTCTTGGAAATCGGTTAAAATATTATCATTTATATATTTTGATACATAATATGTTAACATTCTATCTATGGATATACCAAGAACGATTACTAAAGAAAATAGCGCAAGTTTTATAACTTCTGATTTTTTGAGGTTCATTTTATCAAGAAAATTATACTCAACTTTTCTCTTATATGTTTGCTCGCTATTATTTGGTATTTGCATCATTTGTTGTTGCATATTTTGCTGTGCAATTTGTTGGTTTTGCTGTTGCGCCATTTGCATAGCAAGTTGCTGTTGTGCAATTTGCATAGATTGGCTTTGAGAAGGAGGTATCATATGAGTATCTTCCATACCACCATTATCATTATTAAGCGCGATTTGATGTAGTTGCTGACTAGATATTTTTGATGAATATGCACCTTCCTTCCTATTATCTGGCGCCTTGTTGTCATTTAATAAGTTATCACCTCCATATAATAAATTCAGTTCAGTCATTTATTTATTTATCTATACTATATATATACAATAATTTATTAGTAATAACAGAAATAAATATCTTATCTTTAAACAGAATTAATATATAATATGAAAGTTATAGATTATGAAAATTATGAAAACCTATTTATATATATGTCTTTAATATTCGCAGTTAGCATATTTATTATTTTATTATACGGTTGTGCGTTTGCTAGCATAAAATCTCCTATGCAAATATTTGAAAATTTTGAAGATAAAGATAAAGATAATTTAAAAAAAGAAATACTTCCTTTATTAAAAGAGTATGAAAATAAGGGGACAGATGAAGATAAAAAGTTAATTTCTGAATTATTAGTAAAAGTTGAAAATAAAACAATAACAGTCGCAGATTTAACATCACTCATAGATTTATTAAAAAAATTATCACCAAAAAAAGAAACAACTAAAAAAGATACAGTAGTTTCTAAAGATTCTACTTCTTCTTCTACAACAAATACAGAAGCGGTAATTGTTAATGCAAATACCTGAAATTTAATTTAATAATAATCGTTATCATCGTTATCATCGTTATTATCGTTATTATCGTTATCATCGTTATCGTCGTTATTATTGTTATCATCGTTATCATCGTTATCGTCGTTATTATCGTTATCGTTGTCTATATCATCGTTATTATTATTGTTATTTTCATAATAATTTTTAAACTGTTGTAATTTTACCCCCTTTTCATTATATAGGTTCTCTTTTATTTTGTATTCGTCAATATTATCTCTTGAGAAGTCTTCAGTATCATCATTATCGCCATCAGATGAATCACCTTCAATTTCTTCTTGTTTATATTGATAGTCTATATAATTCATTTTATATGAGGGATTCAATATTGAATTAATTGCAATATTCTTTTGTATAGGTTCATAATAAAATATTGCAAATATTATATTATGATTAATTCCCTTAAAGTCATATAGATTCCCTTTATTTGTTTCAAATTTTAAAGTTAGACGAGATAGTTTACCAATTGGATGAAACTCGCGAACAGGTATTTTTGTAATACTTAGCTTTTCGCTATTAATACCTATACTATCTACACGGAATTTAGCAAGTCCTAATGAATATTTAGAATATGATAAAGAACGATATAAATGTTCTTCAATTTCAGGACATCTCATTATAATATATTTATTACCAATAAAATATACAATCCCGGGAGATGTTATTATATATTTACCTTGACTTATTAATATTTCATTATTATAATATGTGTCATTCTCATTTCGTTCTCGACTTTGAAACATTTTATTCATTTCACCATTATTAGGATAATTATTCTTATAAATATATCTATCATTATTTTCTGTTGGATATAAATCAAACCCTAAATTTTCAGCGAGTGTAGACCTTTTCATATCTAATATTAAAGGTGTCTTAGAAATTATATCTATTAAGTTTGATAATGATGGAGGTGATGTAGTTTCATTAAATTTAAATTCTATGTCATTATTTTTTATTAATTCATCATAACTATTAACAAATGTGTTGAAATTATAATCCATCGGTTTTATAGTTATTTTTTTAAAAATATCATTGTAATTAATTTTAACATTATAACCTTTATTATTAACCTCTTTATTATTTTCTGATTGCATATCATACATTATAGGCAAATTATTAGAAGGATACGCAGTATTATTTGTTAACTCACTTATAACATCCTCTTTTGTCATATAAGTATTAAATATTTTAAAATGTTTTATTCGTAAATTGTTAGAATTCGTCCAACCTTTCCCTATATATTTAGTTGTATAAAAAACATTATATATAGTATTAGTTATATTATAGGTTTGACCATCAACAGATGTTGAAGGATTACATATATAATTTATGCACCATTTATTATCTGATATAGCCCAATATAAATTAATGTATTTATCATCTCCTTGTATAAATGGTAAGGGTATATTTATAATTGTTTCCCCTATTGTGAATATTAATTTAAAATTATTAGCACCTGTCTTTGTAATATCAAACTTAATATTGTTATATATAGGGTTATTTTCATCAATAGAATATGTATGGTTATAACTAAAATTAATAATACTAAATATTATATTTTCTGGTGTTATAGTTGGATTAAACTTAATATTAAATGTGATGCCTTTTGAATTACCCCCAATATTATTTTCATTATTATATATATTATATATATTTATTGAATTATTAAGTATAGCATATCCTGTATTTTCTATTAGTAGATTGCTTGTGTATATTGAATTTTTATCAACATCAATTTTTGCACCACTATTACTTAATTTTAAATTCGCGTTGTTGGATGTTTGTATTCCATTTGTTATTATTTCATCTGCTATTTCATCTGTATTATCATCTCTCCCTGCATAATAATATAATTCATTATTATCTACGTCGACTGTATACATCGCCCTAGGAATACTTGCGTCAATAATTTCCATACCAATAACATTTTTAAATGGAGAACTAAAATCAATTATATAATTATTAGGGTTAGGGTATATATTACGATCTCTATCAGAACTATCAATAATAAATGTATATGCTTGCTTAATACAATTATCTTTCATATAGTTAATATCTTCTATCGACATTGCAGTTTACTTATACTAAATAAATAATATAGTTTTCTTAAATATAAATATTTCATCTTAATAAATAGTTTGTTTTAATTTATTTGTATATTTAATCTTATTAATCTTATTAATCTTATTAAATGTTTGTTTAGAATATTTTATTAGAAAGTGTGTAATATTAGTATCATTATGATACTTGTATATTTTCAAAAAGTTATTGAAATAAACATACAGTATAGTTTTAAAAACAATATAGCAATATGAATGCGTTTTTTCTATCCACTTTTTCCCATCTTGCTTATCTAATATTTTTTTTGCTAAAAATATTGAATGTTCTTGGTCTTTTTTGAGATTTTCTTTTAAACTTGTTTTTGTCTCAATAGAATGAAATATTGTATTTAAAACACATGCATAAGTCTCAACTATTGCTTCATTAGGTATTAAAAGCATCTTATCGTGTATATTAAAATGTTCTTTCAATCGCTTTATATTTAATTCATCCCAGTCCATATTATGTATGTAAATATTATGATGCAATAATTCATGCAATATTACTTTATTATAATCTTCTTTGCGTATTATATAAATATTGTTGTTATCTGTGTAAGTGTATCCTCCATTTATATTTATCACATCTATTAATTCTTCCTTCTTAGCAGGCATATATCTTTTTTTAGGGTTCATTATAATATAAAAATTAAATATTTTGTTCCCACCTTTTGATATATCATATATTTTTGAAACCAGATATACTCGATACACGTTTTTAAATAACTGTATTTTCATATGTTTAGTTAGTTTACTTCGCATTTTAACATACATATTGAACCCTTTATATTTTATATGATAACAATTATTACATGTTTGTAAATATGCATGAGCAAACTCATAATTTAAATATTTTCCGCTCGATGATAATAATTCAGACTTAAAATTATCAAATAATGAAGCGTCTGCTTTCATTATTTCAAAATCGTTAATGTTAAAGTTATAATTTGTTTTTATAATATTATATATATCGTGAATGCTAGAGACATTATATATTTCTTTCATGTAATAAAAAATTGCTTGCACTCTTTAATTAATATAGATATATATTTATTATCCTTGAGTTTAGAACTAATATGCAATAATTTATTTGAAATTAGTTCGGTGTCTTTATATTTATCGTCGTTTTTTATTTCAGACCAGTATAATGAACGATTAGTAAATGCTGTGCAAACCTCTGTTTTAATAGAGTATGTAATATGTTGGTTATTAATATCAATCCCCCATGTAGTTGTTCCGTTTTTATATGTTATCAAATATTCCCATATATTATTGTTAGTATACTTATGTTTATTCTTTAAAATTATATGGCATACAGTAGCAATATCATAATGAGACCCATTAAATATACACATGTCTATATATTTTGCAATCTCTTCATTATTAGTATTCATATATATATTATTTATTTATAAATTATATTAACATTAATTTTATATATAATATATAAATAAAATGCTCAAATATATTAATAATAAGAGTTGTAAAAATGACAATCCAAATGAGTTTGACCTTCCAAAATGCACTAAATCTTTATTAGATAATATAAAAGATAATACAAATTTCTTAGTAAGGTCAAGATGTATATTTATGACATTTAAAGAATATTCCAACAAAATACATATAAATAATAATATATATTCCCGCATATGGTCAAGTGTAAATGAAAAAGAAATTAAAAATACTATTAGAATTGAGTTAGCAAATATTAAAAATAATTTGCTTAGACCATCGACTCTGAGTATACCTTTGCCTATATATGCGATGATGGCAAAAAGATTAGAAGAAAATGTTTTCAAAGGAAACTACGAATTAATTTTATATATACCAAATTTATATAATTATAATGGGAATGAAAGAGAATATACGTTATTTCCTTCTCTTGATGCTTTTTCAAAGCAAAATAGATGGATGGAATTAATGACGAGCAAATATTCAAAATATTTACAAATAATTAAGATTGGTATGTTAAAAGATAAAGAAAAAACTATAATAAAAAAAAATTATTTTAGAAATGATTTAACAAATACATGCTTAAATTTGGGGTGCGTATCGAGCATAAGAGACAGCGTATATATTCCCGAATATACAAGAGATGAGCAAAGTTTAACAATCGCTGCAGACGGTGTTCCTTATTATCCTAAAAGTTGCCTTCGCACACCATATTATAATAACCATATGATGAATTTTAAACCAGATGATACAAAGTATAATAGTCGTGACCCTAATATTTTTACAGATAGTGCAAATATAATAACTCATTGCAGTGTAGAAAATGTTAAATCTGATATAAAAGATGGTTTTGATAAATATTTATGCGATACAATAATAAAGGAAAAACTATGTGAGAAAGATGAAGAAGGCAGTTATAGTACAAAACCTCTCGCACAATCTGTATGTAATAATGCAGATAAAGGCAGAGCAGAGTCTCTTCTCGCAAATTTTTATAGAGAAAATTTAAATCCTGGCACAAAAGACAACGAATATTCTGAAGATTATAGTATTAATATATTGAAAGAATTAGCATTCCGAAAAAGTAAATTCCCCGGACCAAATGATGTTCAGGAAATAGTATTTTCAATATTTCTTATAGATACACAGTTTTTTGATGAAAACTTATTTTGCTATATGCCATGGGGCAATAAATTACTTATTCAAGATTATGTTCTTAATGAAGGAGATAGTTTAGAAGTTGATAGAGTTTCGTTCAAATCTTTTAATGATGTATATGAAATAAAATTTCAACCGAATGGGTATCTATATTTATATGAAAATAAGAAAATTAAAATGCTAATACCAAATCAAAGCGGGAATTTAAAGTATTTTACTAGAAAGGTTTTAAAATTTGAGAATATGACTCTTAATATATATGGTTATGACACGCATAATAATTATGACCTTCGCGGATATGTTAAATTAAATATTAAATCTATGTATACTGCACCTGCTAGCATTATTTTATCTAATAGTGGAGAGATTATAATATATGATTTAGGAATTAATAATCGAACAAACTAATTTTATGAAGGTTTATATTATTTTTTTTATATATTATATTCTTAATAATAGAATAATAAATAATTATAATGATTAATAATGAATGGGACATATTGGATTTATATTTCAAAAATCACCGCTATCCATTTTCAGGACATCATTTAGATAGTTATCGTGAATTTATTAAAAACCAAATACCATATATTGTTAAATCATACAATCCTATTACGATGATTAAATATGATGATGACGTTGGCAAAGAAGAAGTATTAAAAGTTGAAATTTTTATAGGCGGTAAAGAAGGAACAGAGTTAAACGTTAGTAGACCTATAATATACGAAGATGGATGTCCTAAACTAATAACACCATATGATGCGCGAATGCGTAATTTAACATATGAAACTCATCTATTCGCAGAGGTTCTTGTGTGTGTTACAACAAAAGATGGTGATACACCACGTGTTGAGAATAGGATATTTAAAAATGTTGCAATTGGAAGTATCCCTATAATGCTTCATAGTGATATATGTATATTAAAAAATCAGGGTTCTAGTATATTAAGTAAATTAGGTGAATGTCCTTTTGATACAGGGGGTTATTTTATAATTGATGGTAAAGAAAAGGTAATTATTGCACAAGAAAAAATAGTAACAAATAAGTTATTTGTGTCATCTCTAAAAGATGATAAGGATTTTAGTCACAAAGGAATTATTAGGTGTGTCGCAGATAATGGTAATTTATTACCGTCAAATGTTCAATTCTATTTTGTTAGAAATCCATTTGGAAAAAACGCAAAAATAAACAAGGCATTTGATATAGACTCTAAAACAGATAATATTGATGACACAGAAGAAAATGTTAGCATTAAATATGCTAATTCAAAAGGAGCTATTTATGTATCTATTCCTTCATTTAAAGAAAAAATACCATTATTTATATTATTTCGCGCTATTGGTGTTCAAAGTGATAAAGAAATATGTCAAATGATATTTGGCAAAGGTTATAATGATATTGAAAAAAATTATTTTGATAATTTAATAAGACCAAGTATTACTGATGCTAAATATATTCATAATGGAAAAAAATATTATATATATACGCAACAAAAAGCAATTGATTACTTAAAAATCAGGGTTCAATATAGAACTCCAGAACATGTTATGATGGTATTATCTAAAGATTTTTTTCCAAATATCAAATTATTTGAAAATAAAAAGAAATATCTAGGATATTTAACTTTACAATTTATTAAAACTGCAAAAGGATTGCAACATTTAAGTGACCGCGATAGTTATATATATAAAAGGGTTGATACTAGCGGGTCTATGTTGGCGGAATTATTCCAGGAGGCATATATTAAATTAAGAGATAATATAAGAAATACGATAGATCGCAAGTATTATGAAGATTTTGGAAAAAATAGAAAAATGGAATTTCATAATTTTATTAATACTATTAATAGTAATAATATTTATAAAATTGTAGACCATCTCATTATAACACAGACATTTGCTAAATCTCTTAAAGGACAATGGGGGTTAATAAATAACAGCGACCCTGAGTTAGGTAAAGTTCAGGACTTATCGCGAATAAGTTATATAGGGTCACTATCGCACATACGACGTGTGAATATGCCTATAGATAGAAGTATTAAGGTAACAGAACCTCATAAATTACATTCACAGCAGTGGGGCATTATGTGTCCTTATGAAACACCAGATGGCGCATCAATCGGTTATTTAAAGAATCTTGCAATTTTAGCAAAAATAACTGCTGGTATTGATGTAACAAATATTAAGAAATGTTTGCAAGATATTGGTGTAATACAATTAAAAAATTGCAATATTTATAGTAATAAAAATATTACTAATGTATTTGTAAATGGAACACTATTTGGAATAACAGGCGACCCTTTATTTGTTACTAGATTATTGAAAGCATATCGACGCAACGGATTAATAAATATTTTAATATCTATATCTTTCAATATAACTGTTAATGAATTGCGAATATTTACTGAAACAGGGAGACCTTCAAGACCGCTATTAATATTGAAATATAATCATAAAAATAAAAAGAATGAGATACAGGTATATAATAAAAAGAATGATTTTAAAAATTGGTTTGATATGTTAAATGGTGATTTTTATAATCTAGATAGCAAGGAAAAGAATGACGACTATTACTATATAGACAAATATATTAATCCATTAAAAAAATCTAAAAGAAAAATTGGCGGTTCATTTGCCTTTTTTGATTCTATATTCCCTACAGAAAATTTTGAAGATATATCTGATACTTCCGATACTTCAAAAATTTTGGAAACTGCTGATACTTCTGATACTTCTGATACTTCTAAAAATATTATATTAAATCGTATTGACCAAGTTAAATATGGTGGTATTGGTAGTAAAGGAAGTATTGAAGAAGAAAGTGATAGTAGCGATAGCGATAAGGATATACATAGTATAGATAGTGATAGTGATAGTGATAGCGATAGTGGTAATACTGAAAATATGTCTAGTATAAATAAATATCATAATTATTATAGAAATAAATATTCTTCAATTTTAGATAAATTAGAAGAAACTTCAGCATGTATAGAATATCTTGATAGCGAGGAATCTGATACTTGTTTAATAGCGATGAATGAAAATGAAATAGGACCACATCATACGCATATGGAAATACACCCGTCAACTATATTAAGTGTTGTGAGTGGTAATATTCCTATGAGCAATCATAATTCATCAGCACGTAATGTATTTCATGCAGCACAATCTAAACAAGCGATTGGAATATATGCAACAAATTTTAATAAACGGTTTGATACTATGAGTTATATTCTTCATTATCCTCAGAAACCTATTATAAATACAAGAATTGCCCAATATACGTCGAGTGATTATATGGCAAATGGGTATAATACTATAGTTGCTATTATGACATATTCTGGTTTTAATCAAGAAGATAGTATTATGATTAATAAGGCAACAATAGACAGAGGATTAAATTCACTATCATATTATAAATCTGTAACTGCTACTTCTAAAATTATTTCACAGAATGAAAGAGTTATATTTGGCAATCCCACTCTTATGCGAGATAAAGGTATAAAAATAAATGGCATTAAGAATAAAAACTATGAACATCTAGATGAAAATGGGTTTATTAAAGAAGGAACTTATGTTCCAGAAGGACAGGAAGTTATAATTGTAGGTATGATAAATATTAGAGAAATTATCAAGGAATATAAGAATGGGGTATTTACAGATGTTAAGAAGGAAATTATACATACTGATGTATCTATATCAACGGATAATTCATTATTTGGTAAAGTTGACAAAGTTTACAAATCCGAAAAAATAGCAGGGAATGATTCGACAATTTGTAAAGTTCGCTTCTTAAAAATTAAAAAACCCGAATTTGGTGATAAACACTGTTCAAGACACGGACAAAAAGGAGTATTAGGTATGATAATACCGGAAGAAAATATGCCATATACTAAAGATGGTATTCGTCCTGATATTATTATAAATCCACATGCAATTCCTTCTCGAATGACAATTGGACATTTAGTTGAGTGTATTTTTGCTAAATTATGCTGTATTGATGGTGTATTAGGAGACGCTAGTGTATTTATACCTATAGAAAAAGAAACAATATATAAGGGATTAAAAAATAATAATTTTAATAAATATGGTAATGAGATATTGTATAACGGATTTAATGGAACACAAATAGAGACTGAGATTTTTATTGGACCAACCTTTTATTTTAGATTAAAACATATGGTTGCTGAAAAAATAAACGCTAGAGGTGTTGGTAAAGTAGTAGGATTAACAAGACAACCGACAGAGGGACGTAGGAAAGGAGGAGGATTAAGAATTGGAGAGATGGAACGTGACACCGTTTTAAGTCATGGAATATCAAACTTTATTAAAGAGAGTATGATGGAAAGGTCAGATAAGTTCTGTTGGTGTATATGTAAAAGATGCGGAACGTTAGTTTCATATAATATTAAAGAAAATATTAACATATGCAGAAGTTGCAATAATGATGATGTTGCTGTTATACAAACCCCATATGCTTTTAAATTATTTATTCAAGAATTAGAAACTATGGGAATACAACCGAGATTAAATACTGAATTTATAGATATGCCAATTGACCAATTAGAATTTACTAGAAGTGATGATGATGATAAAAATGAAGATGATAAGAATGATAAAGACAAAGATGATGACAAAGACGATGACAAAGGCGATGACAAAGGGGATGACAAAGGCGATAATAAAGAAACGAAGGATAAAGAAAAGAGGGATGTTGATAATTTCATAAAAAATATTGATTACAAATTCTTTAATTCACAAATAGATAATTTTGCTACTAAAAATACAATAATAGATGAAAAAACATGGGTAGATACATATCATAAAAAATTTGATAAAATTAAAGGGGGTGATTTTGAATATGAAGAAGACGTAGACGATGATGTAGAAGAAGACGATGATGTTGAAGATGATGATGATGTAGAAGACGAAGATGTCGAAGAAGATGATGATGTAGAAGAAGACGATGATGTAGAAGAAGAAGAAGATGTCGAAGAAGACGATGATGTAGAAGATGAAGATGTAGAAGGCGTTGAAGATGATGCTGAAATCACAAAAGATAATATAGATAGTGATATTGTAT